CTGTTACCTTACCAAATCCATCACTACCGCCACCAAATGTGTATTCTTGTACGCTTCCAGTACTGTTATTAATGTTGAATGTTAGAGTAGCGTAATACTTTTCGTCCAGTGTAGCGTTTGTTGTTCTACCAGCATCTGTAAAGAACTCAAGAGTACTGAAACTGGTTACTGGTGTGTCATTAGTAGGAATACTACCAGTAGTAACATAGAGTGCTGTGTCCAACGCACTGAGTGTTCCAGTATCACCAGCGGCACTAAATGGTCCATTGCCGTCTCTGTTAATAAACTTAACACCGTCACCATCAGCAATAGTATCATGATAACCATCTTCGAGAATCATTTTAACACCTGTGCTTGTAGCGATAAACACATCTGTTTTAGGATAACTCGTACTGCTGTGGACATCAATGGTAACACCCGCAAGTTCTTCTGTGGTAAGTCCGCTGTCAGTGTATATCTCTACATTGTTATCATTGATCTTGTCAACATAACTGCTTACACTGTTAAGAGCAGTTAAATTGCTTAAACTGCTGAATGTTACTTGTTCGCCATCAATGATATTATCGAATCCACCGCCAGTGCTTGTAACTCTTAACACTGGTTCATAATTGGTATTCATGTAACTTTTAACATTGCTTATTGTAAAGTCTCTGGCGCCAAAGGTTGCTTCTACAACTGGGTACTTGTGTAGTTTGTAGAAACTTAAATGTTCAGTGCTTTCATAACTGTCAACATAGTTTTTATACTTGCTGTACAATTCACTTACTGTGTCTACTGTTTGACTTAAATCCGCAACTGGATCAAGATTAGGCCAACTTTTATAAGTGCCGTCCAGTAGTTCATCAAGGCGTTTGTCAAGTCCATAACTGGCATCACCGCTCCAGTTTGCTGTGTCAGCAACATAACCTGAACCTGAGTTATTTGGATAGTCACAAATGTCTTTAAGTGTTGCCATTAGTGTCTCCTTATGTCAATATGCCCTGGCGACCACGCTGGTTCTGTGCTTGTGTGATCATACCAATAATCTTGTTTTTGTTCTCTAATAAGAACTCTGTTCCACTTTTTGTATCAATGGCGTTAATCTGGAATGTAACATTTGTTTCTCCACCTGCGCCCATGGTACTTAGTTGATCCGTACTGTAAACCTGTCCGCTTTGTTTGGGCATAAACAACTCAGGACCTTTCTCACCCACAATGTATGGTTTGTTAACATTTGCTGGACCGCCCTCTGCCAGGAATCCTGGGATAATCTTACCACCAAATAATCCTTGAGGGTTTAAATTGGTTTGTGTACCAAAAGCACCACCTGTCATGCTAAACAATGCGTTGCTGATTTGACTTTCCAGAATCTTTTGTAAGATTGTATCAAGCAATGTATTAAATGCGTTCTTGAAACTATCCAATAAATTTTTACCTTGTACAATACCTCTGGCAAGTTCACTAACCATTGTTTTACTTGCTTCTCGGAATGTTTCTTCGATAACTTTGCCCAAATCTTTAACAGTATCTTCAATGCCCAACATCTTGTTGCGCTGTTCTTCAAGTACTTCGATTTGCTCTTTAAGCGCAACTGTGGCAGCTGTTATCTCTTCTGTACTTAGACTGGTTGTTTTACCAGAAACTAATCCTTGATATGCTTGTAATCTTTCATTAACATCTTCTAGATTTTTATCTATTTGATTCAAGTCTTTAATAGCATCATTAACAGTTAGTTGTCCAAAGTTTTCTGTAACAAATCCAAGTTTTTTCGCTAAATCCTGTGCTTCGTCGCCCAGTGCTTTTAGTATCATTCTTTGTTCATTACTTGCTACATTATTTTTGCCAAGTTGATTTTCTAATTGATAACTTGCTTGTGTAACCTTCTTGTAACGATCAAATAGTTCATCATAATTTTTTTGTAAATCATAAAGTGGATCATTTTGTCTCTTGAGTGCTTCAGCGGCCTCTGCTTCTCTTTGTTGTTTATCTTTTAATGCTTGATTGTATTCATCGATTTGTTTTTTAGTTTCTGCTATAGCACGATTTAATATGTCTTGTGTATCAGCAAGTTTTTGTGTAGCATTATTGTCACTTGCTGTAACAAAGTTGGCGTAGGCCTCTTCAAGTAGTTTTAAATCTGCGGTTAATTTATCAAGTTCAGTTAGTCCAACATCTTTAAATTTATCAGCAACACCTTCAGCACTGTCCATTAACTTCTGGAATTGATTAATTTGTTTTCCAGTCTCACCACTGCTTTTTGCTTGTGCGTCAGTTAATTCTTTTTGTATTTTAATTAAACGAGCAATTTCTGTTTCATATTCTTTTACTTGTTGATCAAAACCAGGGAAATATTTTTTATCTGATTCACTCATCTTGAGTAGGAGAGCAAGTTGTTTTTGTGCGTCTTGTAATCTAGCAGTTACACTGGCCAATTGAGTATCATCTGCTTCTAATGCTAAACTTAGTCTGTTTAATTGATTTGTCAGTGATTGAATAATACCAGTATATGCTTGTGTAATACCACTGGCCTGGCCTATATTCATAACTGCTCTGCTGAAACTATCACCCAATGCTGTTTCCAAACTGTCGATAGTAGGTGCCATTTTGGCAAATGATTCATTTAGGGCATTACTGTTTTTAAGCATGTTAAACATCACTTCAGCAGTTAACTCACCGCTTTGTGACATCTTACGAAGTTGTCCAACTGTAAGTCCTGTTTCTCTTGCCATAATGCTAAGAGCAGGACCCATACCTTCGACAATACTACGGAATTCGTCGCCTCTAACTTCACCACTGGCCATTGCCTGACCAAACTGACGGATAACCGCACTAGCAGTATTACCATCAGCACCAGCAAGTTGTAGTGCTTTACTTAAATTACTAGTAACCTTAACAACATCATCAGTGCTTACACCCATTTGCTCGGTACTAAGTGTAAGTTTTGTAAACAAATCTGCTGTGTCAGCAAACCCAGTTCTAGTTTCCTGAGCAACTGTTCTAAGCATACCCATCTTGTTTGCTAGATCTTGACTGCCATTACTGATAAGTTTTAAACTATTTTCAATGCGTTGGAATTCTTTTGTGGCATCAATAATCTGACTCATACCTACTGCCGCGGTACCGGCCGCCGCACCAATCGCCAATAGTGGTCCAGGTATACGGGCAACAGCACCCTCAAGAGCACCTGCTTGTACGGCCGATTTGCCGCCAATGGCACCGTCTAAGTTAATACGCTTTGCTTGTCTTTCGATATTGGCGAGATTTCGCTCAATACGCTTCAGTGGACCACTTGTTTGGTCTACTGCTTTAATTATAAGATCATATGTACTGGCCATTTATCGTCTCCCCCTGGATGCTTTCGCTTTGTTCATTGCCCGTTCATGTTCGGTTGCTACATATTCGTAGTATTTAGTCCATCCTCTGAACTCGAAACTGGACATATTATTAACTATATACTCAACCGTCATTCCTAAATCTGTTGCCAGTTTATATAGGAAGAGGATCTCAGGTGAGCGTTTTAGTTTCCCAGGACTTCATCCTCATCTGGTGTTACTTTCATAGCACCAATAATTTTTAGGATTACTGCTGGATCAGCAGATCTCATCAATCTAGTTTTGTCAGTGAGTTCAAACAGTTTATTACCGTCTTTGTCTTTTGCTTTGTTGATAAGTGTTACTACTATCGCTTCGGTACTTTTACCCTGCTGTTGTAATTCAATAACTACACTCTCTTCTGTAAGTGTACTTGTAGGATGCCAGTAAACATCCAGATCCCATTCAGGGACCGTAATCGGGCCTTTAAGGTCACTGCTCATAATTTCTTTAAAATGTGCGGTTGCTCTGTCAATTGCCTTTGTCATATTCTTTTCCTCTTATTAATGTTTTTAAGTATGGCGGGTTGTACGATGCCTCGACGATTTTGTCTACTACTACCTCGATCGAGTGCTATGATATAAGGAACACTGTTACCGATAACTTTACCGGTGTAGTATGCCTTGTATTTTGGCGTATATCTCCATCCTTTTTGCGCTCTGCCACTCTTAACTGGCGTGAGCTCTTTGATATCATCTTTGATATCTTCAAGTAAGTTGTCGACGGCAACTACAATGCTACCTTGAATGTGTTTAACCACATCTTTGTAATTACTGAATGTTGCCATCGACTAACCCGTTACTTATTAGGTATCTTCACTATAACTTAGTGGTCCTGTGCCTTCAAAAGCAATGCTGTATTCAACAGCACCATCGAAACTTGCGCTTCTTGAAACGCTTGTTATGATAGCAGTACCATTATAGTACAAGTTACCAGTACCTTCGCCCTCTGGATAGAGTTCGAAGTCGATAGTTACACCTGCTTGGATAACAGGTTCTGCGCCTGAACTGTGGTTCAATTTCGCATCGGTGTTGTCCCAATAACCATCTAGTGTACCGCTGAATGCCGTAAATGTTGGTAGGATCTCACGAGCGTTACCAGTTGAGCTCATTGATGTAACATCAAGAGTTTCACTAGTTTCTTCAAGTGAGAAAGTAGTAACATTTAAGATAATAGCAGGAGTACCACCAGTGACATCGATTTTAACTACACCGTCAATACCTTTTTGTTCTGCCATGTTTATTCTCCTAGGATAATGGCGTGACTACTGTCACTTTATTAATTATGGAGTACCTCGTTCATAGAAGTACCTTACCGTGAGTACCATAACTGCTTGCCCATATGGTGCGCTCTCAGCAATCTCACGGATACTTACCTCAGTTACTTGACAATCAAAACAATTACCATTTAGCGTAGGGTCCAAGTCTAGTTGTGTTTCAATAGCATCAATGATGGTGTTTCGAGATTGATCTCGGTTAGCACCATATACATTGATGTTAAGAAGCACATCTAAATCACTTACTCTACGCGGTGTACCACCAATGCTTGCGTGAGTGCGAACTTCATTCGCTGTCTCTACAAGCACATGTGGAAAACTTGGAACTGCCAGTTCTTCAAGTGCTTTAGGTTCTCTTGTAACCGTTTGAACACCAGTAGCGTTACCAACTTGGGTAACAATTTCAGCAACGATATCTTCTCTCTTACTCATTTAATTACCTATACAACCTATCCTGATGTGCCTCAAAGTATTCGTCATCCGTAATGGCACTGTCATTGTCAGTGTCATACTGGATTCCACGACCAAACTCTGCGGCCATTTCTTCAGCATATCGAGTTTTATAGTGTTTCATTTGTAATTGAAAACTATCTTCATCACGGAATGGAGATAGACGCGGCAT